CTTTATAACTAAGGGTATAGCTTGACAGTTTTTGGGCTTACGCCTTAATATGGTTTCATATATTCACAGGAGGCCCTTGTGCCCGAAGAAACTGAAAAACGTAAACCCGGAAGACCTAGAAAGGTACTTCCTGCAACAAATATAGTAACCGAAGTATTCCATGAGGATGGTTGGGATAATATGATCATAGGTCTTGGTCAAGCCCAAGATAGATCCCAATATACCACCTACGGGAATGCGGTGTTTCTTGACGATGCTACCTTATCTCAATTATATCTTGGTGAAGGTCTCGCGTCTCGTATAGTCAATGTCGTTGCAGATGATTCTACCCGTGAATGGATTTCCCTAGAGGATGAGTACGCCGACGAACAGATCACACCCGATTTGGAGAGACTCAATGCAGAGGAAGCCCTTAATACTGCCGTCCGATGGAGACGTTTGTATGGAGGCTCCCTTATTCTTATTGGTGCACTCGATGGAAGGTCAGTAGATCAGCCACTTGCAGAAGATAAAATTCGGGCAATAGAATATCTTAAAGTAATAGACCGTACCTGTGTGGATATTACTAGCTCTATCTATGATACCTCTTTATCGTCTCCGACATTTGGTAAAATCTTACAATACAAGGTTAGATACACCGTAAATCGTGAGCAGTATGATATGTTTATTCATTACACCCGTGTTATAGAATTAAAGAATGATCAAATACCCACAACTAGCTATAGTTCAGTACCTGATTATACAAAGTATTGGGGCATGTCCAGTTTACAGCCCATTAACTCTGCCTTGCGAGATCTCGGCGGTATAAATACCTCCATAGTAAACATCCTATATGGGTATTGTTCTGGTACGTATAAGTTCAAGGGATTAGCACAGCTACTTGCAGCGGGTGGAGAAGAAAAACTTTCTAAACGTCTTCGTGCCCTAGAGATGAGCACCAGTGTTCTTAATGCGCGTGTTCTTGATGTAGATGAGCAATTCACCCGTGAGTATACTTCTCTTGCATCACTTCCTGAAATTGTTGACCGTTTCATGTTAAACCTTTCTGGTTCTACAGGTATTCCTGTATCTCGTCTTTATGGAAAAACTCCGAGTGGTCTTAATGCTCAAGGCGGTTCTGAGCAAGATAATCGTATTTACTATGACTTGATAGAAGCTGATCAGAGAAATAAGCTTATGCCAGCTATACGTCGTCTGGTAGGACTTATTGCACGTACTAAGAAAATCGCACCAGAAGATATCTCTATAACTTTTAATAGCCTTTACCAGATGAGTGAAGAGGAAAAGGCTAAAGTAGATTACCAGATAGCGCAGACAGCAAAGATTTACCATGATATAAACATGGCTTTGGTGGAAGCAGGAATTCGGGATGGTCAAGAATACGCTAAGGAATTGGGATATGAGGATGAATACACTGAGCCAGTAGATGATCCGCCACCGCCAACTACAACTATGCCTATGACAGGCAAGACGGTACCCAATGTCACCAACGGAAAATAATTTCAAGACATTGCTCTCCTTATATAGAAGGGCAATGTCTCCAGCACAAAGAAAACGAACACAAAAAATAAAACCCCGTGCTATGGTTTATCCTATAGGGATAGAACGCGCATATGCTAGTGATATAACTAACAAGAATAAAGCTTTAGTACGAAAATCATGGGAACTCCTTACCCCATTTCTAACCCGTTGGTCTCCTGTAAAGTCTGATAGTGCAGATACAGAACTGGACTCTATTATGAAGCAGTTGGATGATTTTATAGATGTAAATTATGGTTCTACCTTTATAGTAGCAGATCTTGGACAACTTGTCAGGGGCTTTGCAGAAAAGATACTTGGCAAGAATACAAATTTCTTTGAGTCGCAAATCGCTATAGTTGCAGGAACTCCTATTACAGTAGATCAACCATGGTGGCCAGAAGTACGTTCATTATGGGAGCAAGAAAACTATAGGCTTATAAAGGGTCTCGGAGAAGAGTACGTTCGTAAACTAAATAGTACAGTCATAACAGGAGTACAGCAAGGGTGGTCATTTAATAAACTTACAGATGAGATTACAAAACTTTCTGATCAGATGGTAGGATGGCGTGCTCGTCTAACAGCCAGAGATCAGATAGGAAAACTTAATGGGGCTATAACCAAAGCGCAGTACCAGTCTATCGGTATGGAAACATACTATTGGATGACATCTCATGACGAGCGCGTGCGCGGGAATCCCTCTGGAAAGTTTCCAAAGGCCATCCCGTCACATTGGATTATGCAAGATGTGTTGTGTTCATGGAAGAACGCTTCGGTATATTATGACTTTAGTACAAAGAGTTGGGTACAGAAAACAGGAAAGATGGAACCATCTCATCCGGGATTTGCCATAGCATGTAGATGTTTGGCGGCACCTAGTTGGGAAAGGTATCTTAAAGATATAGATGAAGGAAGCATGATATGAAATGTACACCAGAGCTACTGGAACAAATAAAACGACTCATTGAAGCGACTCCATATGGGAGTGTAGAAATTACCTTGTCTGAGAAAGGTACATTTATAGAAATCGTAAAAACTGAAAAATTTAGGTACGAAAAACCAGATAAGGGTATCTCTTGACTTCTGAATTAGACTTGTTATAATTGCAACTACATTATTCGAGGAGGACTTTCTATGGCGTGCAAAAAAGGTGGAAAAACAAAGTCATCTAAGGGAACCAAGAAATAAAATGGCAGAAGTAGTTCGATATGATCTCTCTACAGGAGAGGCACTTACAAGTAAAGCAGTAATCAAAGAGGACGGGTCGATAGAGGCTCGTGCTATTCTTACTTCTATAGGTGTTTTTCCTTATCGCAGAAGTGATGGTACCATTCAGAGAGAATTACGAACTCCAGAAGCCGTTTTTGATACAGCTTTTGTAGAGTCTACTAAGAATATGCCCATTTACATAGGACATAAGTATACGCCCGATGGTAAACTTATTAAGGATCCTACTTTAATAGCAGAGTTGTCCGTAGGAAGAACCGACAACGCGCCAGTTGGCGATAACGTCTATCTTTCTAATGTAATACATGTAACTAGAGCGGATGGTATACAAGCCGTTAACTCAGGTATGCAATCTCTGAGCGTTGGATATGTGTGCGATATGGTTCAGGAAGCAGGAATTTGGTGTGGACAGGAATACGATGCTGTACAGACCAATCTTCGTGGAGACCATCTAGCATTAGTATTTGCAGGACGACAAGGTGATCAGGCAGTCTTACGTATGGACTCTTCTGATGCAGAAATGGTGGATAATGCCACAGTAGTGGCTAATAATACAGATACTAATAAGGAGGATGTAATGGCTGAAAACCTGAAAACTGTTAAGTTTGACGGAATCGAGTATTCTGCGGAAGAAACCGTTCTTGTAAAACTTAATGAGGCACAGACCAGAGCAGATTCCCTTCAAGTAAAGCTTGATACTACCGTAGCAGAGAAATCTACTGTGGAAGCAGAACGTGATTCTCTTAAAGAACGTTTTGATGCAAGTGATAAGAAGGTGAAAGAACTTGAGGCAGCTCGTATAGATGAGGCAATGATTGAGGCTCGTGTAGCCAAGCGTCTTGATATCTTGGCGGTTGCACAGAAAGCCGAAGTAGAAGTGAAAGCTGATATGGCAGAAGCAGATATTGTTGTTGCTGTTATTAAAAAGGCATTCCCTGCTTGTGATCTTACAGGTAAAGATGCTGCGTATGTTTCTGCACGGTTTGACTGTGCTAAAGAAGTACTCACAGCGGTGACTGATGAAAGTGTTCGTGCAGCGGGTGGTGGTGAACTCCACTCAGACAGTGCGAATGGTAATCTCGAAAGTGAAGCTCGTGCTAGGATGCTCAAAGAAAGAGCAGAGCAGTACAAGATCAAAGATAAGGAGTAAGACATGGCAGCTTATGGAACTCCTGATGTGGCTATTGCTGGTCTCCTCATTGGTGCTGATAACGATGTGGAATCCGCTATTGCTCAGGAAGATATTGCTTTTGGTGCGCCGGTATATGGCCCTGTTGGAGTTTTCAACAAAGCCTACAATGCGCACAAGGATAAGGTAACTGTCACTCTCAGTGCAGACCTTGTAACATCTAACGTAATTACTACAGTAATTAACGGCACGTCTGTTGCGACGACTTTTGCAACTGACCATGCTACGACTATGACCACTCATATCGCTGCTATCGTGGCGAACTCGACTCTCGCTACAGCAGGTATTTCTGCCGCTGCGGGTGCAACTAACCGTGCTATCATAATCTCTGGCCCTGCTGGTGTAGATATTGCAACTGTAACCTGTGTGGTTACTCTTGGTGCTTCACAGGCAACCTCCACGATTGTGTTCGGTACGAACCTCTTGTGCCTCGGTGTCGCGGTATTTATCCAGACTGGTGGAAAAGACTTCGGCGCCGGTACCTCTGGTTGGAAGAATAAAGATTCGATCAATATTCTTCGTACAGGTATGATTTGGGTACCTGCGGAATCTACTGTCTCTGACAAGAAAGCGGCTTACGCTGTAATTAGCGGAACGGGTACTATTGGTAAGTTTACCAATATTGCTACTAACAACTATGATATCGGCGGTTACTTCCGAAGTAATCTTTCCGGTGGCCTCGCGGTACTCGAAGTACGCGGGATTAAATAAGGAGGAACCAGATGTCTGATGTGAAACTGGATGCTGGTGAATCGATTTTCTTCACACGTGAGCTTGAGAAAATCCGCGCCAAGAGTTATGATGTAAAGTTCAAGGAAGCAAAACTCCTTAATATTATTCCGTGGTCTACTGATGGAGATCCCTATATTGATACCATTACCCATCGTTCCTTCACTCGTGTCGGAATGGCTAAAATGGGTGGTGGTCAGTATGCTACTGATTTCCCGCGTGTAGACGTGTATGGAACTGAGGTCTCGGTTAAATCCAAGCCCGTACATAGTTCCTATGGCTACAACACGGATGAAATCCATGCAGCGGCTAAAGCAAATAAACCCCTTGAAAGTATGCGTGCAAACGCTGCTCGTAAAGCGGTTGACATGAAGTTGGATGAAATTGCCGTTCAGGGTGAAGCAAGCACAGGTCTTAATGGTCTGTTCAATCATCCTGATATTTCTGAGTATATTGTACCTGCTACAGGTACTGGTACTAAGACCAATTGGGGAACCAAAACGTCAGATCAGATTCTTGCAGACCTTAATGGCATTGTAAATTATGTCATCGTGGCTACTGCGGGTATTGAGACTCCTGACATACTGGCTCTTCCTCTTACGTCTTATAACATCATTACACAGAAACGTCTCTCTGACTATGATGATAAGTCTATTCTCAAGTACTTCCTTGAGAATAACCCTTATATTAAGAGAGTTGAATGGTTTACTGAATTGGAATCGATGGGAGATGCTGGTGACACCACTAAGCGTTTCGTAGTCTGGGCCAATGATCCTGACCATCTCGTTCTTGATATGCCGATGCCGTTCCAGCAAGAAGCCACCCTCCAAGATGGACTTGCTTTCGTGGTACCGTGTCGTGCTAAGACTGCTGGTGTAACTTTCTTCTATCCGAAATCTGCTTGCTTTGGCGACGGAATCTAAGTAAGATAGCTAAGAATAAGGGTATCCCTTGACGGGGGTACCCTTTTATTTTATCATGACCCGTAATAGGAGATACCTTATGATTATACAGAACACAGGACGAAACTTTCTTGGGATTCCCACGATTATCAAAGAAGAGAAAAACTGCATTACTGGGGAACCGATTGATCTGCCTCCCGGATACACCGAGGTAGATGATGCCGCTTGGGCTATTGCAAGGACAGATTCAGTATTGAGACTTATTGCATCTGGACGTATTAAAGAAGAGTGGGTAAAGCGAGATCTTACAGAAACGAAAGATTGCACTCTTGTTATCCCCTCAGACAAAGAAACAGAAACTACAAAACGGCTTGTCCCCGCTAAACTATCAGACATAGATCGTAAAGGAAACAAAATTATTGAGGTTGTAAAACACACATATGATTTGAAGACTTTGCGTAACTGGTATGCCACAGAACTTCGACAGGATGTCCGTGTAGAGCTCCAGACACAGATTAAAAATGTTGAAGAGGGTGTGATAAAGGAGTAACTAATGACCGCCGAAGATATTTTACAAGTTATTGCTGTGAGTATGGTGAGCGATCCTTCTTATATAACGTATCTTGCTATTGCCTCTCAGCAATGTAGTGTTAAATATTTCGGCGTTAATTATGCTCTTGCAGTAGCACTTCTTGCTGCACATATGTGGACACTTAACAAAGTAAACCCCGGTCGGGCGGGTATTAAAACCTACCAAGCCAACGGGCGTCTTATGGAATCCTTTGGTGGACTTTCAGTTATCACTGATTCTATCTCTTTAACAAACTACGGACTACAATACAAAAACTTAGTAACTACGAGTGGCATTGCTGCAACTACATCTGCATACGATCTAGTGATTTCTGGACTTCTGGAGGACTAAATGTTTGAAGAAGACTATGAATCCTTTGCTGTATGGCGTGCCGTAAAACCAAATAACTTCTCTGATGCTGTATGGACACATATAACTGATGTATCGGGTTTATGGATGCCTGTATCTTCTGGAGAAGAATATCTAAATGATCAACCCTCCGAGAAATTCTCTGATGTAGTAACCTTGCCTATGTCTTACTCCGGTGTGATACTTGCTAACGATGGATTGATAAATAGCAGGGGTAGA